CTTGGGCTTTATACAGCCTAGTTGCGCGATCAACAAAGTCTGCGCGCTGGCTTGAAGAAAGTCTAGTTCCCTTTTCAATTTGATCGACTGCTGCTTGAATGCGGGCGCCCAGCGCACCTGATTTTGCAGCAGCAGCAAATTCGCTTTCACGAACCACTGATCCGGGGTCGAGAACCTTCATGTAGTTAAAGATTAATGAAAGATCACCAGCGGGGCTTGGATCTTTAGCGGAAGCCACAATACGAGTGTAAGCTTCTGACACATCTGAAAAGTTTTTAATTCTAGGTAAGCTTGTAAATTCTTTACGCAAAGCCTGAGCGTCTTTGAAATCACCCCCAACTGGTGGTGGCCCCTCCATTCTCTTTTTTAAAACTTCACTCATAACAGCCGGAGCCATTGCCGGATTATTTTCCACAACAGTGGCCAGTTCCGCGTATCCATTTTTACGAAGCCACTCAACAGTCTTATTAGCCTGAGATAAAGCCATCCTCTGAGCGCCGCGCTGACGTATTGCCTCACCACCCCTCATCCTTGGCATAACAAGAGGATCAAGAGCCGCAGCAAAACTTTCCCCGCGACTTAAACCCGTCTGCGGATTTACTTGCCCCATATAATCCAAAACTCCACCGAACATAGATTTAGATCTTGGCGCTGGCATTGGCATTGGCATTGGCGCTGGAATTGGCTGGTTAACTGGAGTGCCTAAAGAAAAATTACTGGCGCTATTCATCGGATTGTTTCTACCCAGATTTGGAAAACTTAATGCCATCTTATCGTCTTTCTTATTTACTAAAATTTAGGTAATTGAGCGAAGGATTGTAAGTAACTGAATAAGCCCGGATTATAAGTGTCAGTTGTGGTGGATTGGCTTGGCGTCGCCCCAAGTGCAGCCAGAGGCGCCCCAAGTGCAGACATAGGCGCACCAGTGTACCCAGAATATTGGCCCTTCGCGGCGTCAATGAGCGCTTGCTGTATGCCCTGCTGCAATAATCCCTGATTTGCTTGGTCTTGCTGTATTGAGCGACCAATATCAAAAGCTTGCCCCCCATACCCGCCAAGTCGGGCGCCAGCGCCTTGACGCATACTCTCCGCAGCCATTCTATTTGCCACATTCTGGCGTTGTGCGTCCATCATGCTTTGTGCGCCAAATTGTGATGCGCCAGTTCTGGCCGCAACGTTTGCAGCTTCGGCAGAGGCGCGTTGGCCAACGTCAAACTGTGCGGCGCCAATTGCGCGATCAAAACCTCCCTGACGTAAATTTGCCGCCGTCCTAGCGGCCTGCTCATCATATAATCTGCGGGTTTCTGCCGCCTCAACGCCTTGCCTAGATCCGCCAAAGGCTCTCGCTGCTGTCGCCTGCGCACCCATTTGATTTAGGGCGCGTTCTTGCTGCCTAGCAATATCCGACAAAGCTTGATCTACAACCTGAGTTTCATACGGATTCGTGTATGGGGTCAAATCTGATCCCGCCACTTGCTGCGCAACCTGCTGGGCTGGAGTGTAACCCACAGCCGAAACATCTTGCGCTTGAAATCCCATACCAGTTTGAGCGTTTGTCATTGCTTGTTGCAATGCTCCGGCAGAAGCTTGGTTTATGTTAAAACCTGCTGTTGGTGCTAGTGGAGGAGTTGGTGCAGGCATTGGTTGGTATTGGGGTGGGTTTGCTTGAGGTGATGCCTGTGGCTGGACGCCAGCAACGCCGCCTTTGTTTTGAGCCATTGGCATTGCAGCCACCTGTGACGCCGCTTGAGGAAGAACGCCCGAAACTCCGCCTTTATTTGGCGCCATTGGCTGCGCTTGAGGCGCTGGCATTGGTGCAGGTGCTGGCGCAGGGGCTGGTGGTGCCATTGGTGCTGGTGGTGCCATTGGTGCTGGGGGAGGCGCTAATTGAGGGTCAGCGTATAAAGTGGCCTGCGGTAATTGTTGTTGAATTGGAGCTATTGGGGCCATTGGCTGCGAAGATTGCGCAGCTACTGGCGCTGGCGCCGCTAAAGATTCCGGAAGTGGTAATCTCATAGCCCTATAATAAGAAGCATCAGCAGGCTTTTGAGTAACGTTTGAAAGATCTGGTGGAGCGTAACCATTTCTCTGATACCAATCCAAAGCTTTTTGCTTGGCCTCTTCTAAATTCGAAGCTGTCTGAATGCTCTGCTGACCATTAGGTTGATTAAACGTGTACTGTGTAAATTCTTGCCCAGCCATCTCTACGCCCTTTTTAAATTAATAATATGACCAATTATCTTGGGCCACCTCTGTTAAACATTTCACTTGCGCCAGTAGTATATGTAGAATCCGGCTTATCAAATGCATCCGCTACCGTACTTAGAAGCCCAAGGAAGGGAGCGTCCGCAACAGTCTCAACTACATTTCCAAAGACATCCTTAACGCCACCCAGCAATCCCGTTGTTGGGTCATTCTGATTGTAGCCACCGCCAATATTCTTAATGCCAGCGGCAAGCATAGTAGCTGCTGCTAACGCGCCTTGGTCTGCTTTATTAGCCGCATCAAAATCACTAGTAGTTATTTCGCCTGCTGGTTTAGTAACCACCATTCCAGAATCTTCGTTAGTATAAGTCACTGGCATACCCGCATAAGCCGCAGCAACTTCTGCGTTGTAAGCTGGGTTTGATGTTTGCCCAAGAGTTTGAATATTTTGCCCGTAATCTGAAAACGCAGTGTCGATAGCGTTGTGGGCAACATCCTGATGCCCGCCGTAAGTTGTGTAAGTTGGATTGTAAATAATGGCAGGCTCGTTAACCCCGCCACCCATACCACCACCGTCGGCGCCCGCCTGCGCGATAGCCAATCTATTTGCGCGATCCAGTGCAGCTTCATCTGACAGAGTGTTAAACTGGCTGTAGTCGGTAAGCGGAGACGCATATTCTCCTGTGTATGGATTAATAAAGAAACTATCCATGTATGATTTTTGCGCGGGACGTTCCGCAGCAAGGCGATCTAATGAAGCCTGATACATTGGAGCCGAAGAATAACCCCTTACGCCGCCAGCATATTCAGTCGGCTTCTGCATACCGCCCATGATGTCCGCCTGCGTAACTGGAGCAGCTAATCCAAATGCGGACGCAGTGTCGGCAACGTTTTGGAATGAAGCCTCTTGCATAGGCGTAAAGGCCGCTACGTCTGGGCCGTAGTAAGGCACATAACCTAGTTGAGAAATTTTTTCAGCCTTAGTGAGATTGCGGCGCGCCGCCTCCTCAATGTACTCAGGTATCGTTACTGTTGATGACGTTGAACCGCCCTTACCGCCAGCCATTACGCAAACTCCTTAACATATGACGCATGTTGAGCTTCCCAACCATGCGCCTTTAGTGGTTTCTTCCATCCAAATCTGCCGGACATTGACAGTGACGAACATCCTTGAACTTTTGCCCATTGTATCACATCGTTATGCATATCCAAAATCTGGTCCAATTCTCCGCCGCCTAAGAAGACGTTTAATACTTTCTTTTTGGGATATACCACGATTTCCGTAACAATACACCCCCTTGGCGTAGGCCAAAGCTGCATGACACCTTTACTAATACCATCTGCAACATCTTCAAAAGCGTGAGTGCCGCCGGAATACTCTAAAGCCGCCTCAATCCACTTCTTACATCTTTTTATTTCTTTTAAACTCACCACGAACCACCAACTAAAGTTACTCTCTTCCAGATATGGGCAGAGCCATCATGTGAGCCGACACACACATAAATATAATTTGCATCCCAAGCTATCAAGCCAGCCTTATCTCCAGAGGCTCCAACGCTAGACGCAGGAGTAGCATTTTTTAATACAATTTCACTAAATAATTGAGATCTACTTACAACAGGGTATTTTCCGCCCCTATCCCACATAATAGTTCCATCGTCGGCAGCATTCTCACCACCAGTTTGCTGGACCAAGGCGGAGCGCGTCTGAGACATGAATTGCATCATCCTACGACCCCAAGTCTTCCAATCTTCGCCTCGCGGTTCTGGTGGTCTTTGCTGCTGGGTCATCTACGCCCGCCAGAAACAACATCTAATCTATTGACGCCGACCCGCCAATCTCCAAGGGAAACCGCGTTAATTCGCATTCTAAATTGACGCCCCGTAAATCGCATAGACGTTGGAGTTGACATATTAAACGGCCCGTAATCTCGCTCTGTTCCATTCGGATAGAAACGCGTTTTAAACGTTACGTTAACATCACCCTTAGTTTTTTCATCTGGTATCATTTCGGTGACCGAAGTGACTGTATCACCAGAACCAATTACGATTGGGCCACTCTCAACAAACGGCGATAGGGTGCCATAATCAAAACCAATGTCATGCTCGTATATTTTATAGTTAGACGCGTCTGCCCAGATAGGACTTCTAAATGCGCCACGATCAACGCCAGCGGTTCGTGGTAAAGAACCAATATACCAAGTATTTTCAATATAATTATATACGCAATATCGGTTATTTTCAGTTGAATCGGCAGATGGATAAAACCAAAAGATCTCACCGTAATTGCTGTTTGTAACTGCAAAAGCTTTACTGATTTGGGCGCGGTTCATATCGTTAAATACATGGTCTGCAACGTCACTTGGCACCTCTTGTACCAGACTTCCCGTGTAACTGTAAAACGCGTGTGGCCCCATCCAGAACGCACCAGCGTCAACCACCGCCACCGCCTCATTTGCAGCCAAACCACAAGATGTACCTACGCGCTCAATGCCATACACATATGGCGGTCCAATATAATTAGCAGCGTGTGCGTCGGTGCTTGTCAGTATGAGAGTTTGCCCTCGAACTTTGACGCCCTTCATAATCTGCCCGCTTGTATTTAGCTCAAGATCTCCAGCCTCATTCGTCGCTGCTGGCGTCCAAGTTGTGTTATTTTCGCGGTCACACCACTGCACCTTTCTGGGGTTGCCGCCTGCGCCAAGGGCAAATAAAAATCTTTCCTCAGTGACAACCATTGACCTATTGCTCGTTGGAGCATTAGCAATAACAGCAGCCGGATTAGATGTATTTAATTGCCATTCGTATAACTTGCCGTCATCCTCAGTACATCCTACGAGATACTCACCCCACGTATCCAAAGCCCAAGATGTTGCTGGCTGAATGCGAACTGTGTCCGGCCTCGCCACGCCGTAAGCGTAACTGCCATAAAGACCTCCACCATAACCCGTAAAAGCCACAGCATCAATGCGACCAGCAGTAAAGCTTGTGGGCGTTATGTCGTAGCGCACACCAGCGTCATTCCAAGCATATAATTTATTGTAAGTACCGCCAGCTATAAATCTAAGATTATTATTTGTAACCCAAGTTTTCATGCCGCGTATTTGAGCATTGGCAGCAGTCGTTGACCTTGTACGCCAGCCACCCATAGGACGCATTGTATTATCAACCCAACGCACTAAATTGGCGTCACGCCATCGCCCATTAGATTGAAAATCAGTTCCGTTTCTGTAAATACCAGCGGGTATATCTAATGGGATTAATGGCATACAGACCTCAATGCGGAGTTAAACTAATCGGACTATAGCACATTAAGCAATAAAATAACAACAGAGGCGACATGAGCCGCCTCTGAATTTATTACTATTTTTTTGTACCCTTACCCTTTTTAGGTGGGCGTCCCCTCTTACTTCCGTAAGTTCCCATTCCTTTTGGCATTATTTTACTCCTCTTCTTCTGTTTCTTCCGCTTCGATTGGAGCTTCAAGTGAACCTTTCAGCATATTGACGAAAGCCTCTTTGCCCACTCTAAGTTGGTCTAAATTAAATTCAGCAGAAGCAATTTTTTGCTGCAACGAATTTATGTGATTTATGCACATTTTAGATTGGTCACTCAGTTGGTCTTCTGTGTACTCAGTGCCGTCTATGTTGAACGTCATAGCCTTTTTTTCTTCAGCCATCGTGATCTCCTTTTAAGTTAAATTTATGCAGTAAATGAATTAGCCGCAGTAATAGCTTTGTCTATTTCTGTAAAACTTTCACTGCCCCAATCTTCGAGTGCTTTCATGTGAACGAGATAGCCGTTGCTTCGCGCTACACGCTCTTTCTTTTCGTCATGCGTCATGTCATGTCCGAAATCTTCACTAGTTGCATCACTGCCTTTAGCGTGGGTAGCGATAACACTATTAATTACTGACACACTGCCCAGCATTGCTGCGTGGTCCTGTGCGATTTGATCTGCTTCTCTTGCCATTGTGTTTATCCTTCTAGGTTTGCAATGTTGATATTGCCTGAGATTGATATACGTTCCCCATCATTATCATAAAAGGGAAACACCTGATGAAGCATAGTTGATGGAAACATAACCATGTAACCCTCTGCTTCTTTTTCCATGTTGTACGCAAAGGTTGACACCCTGCCCAACGTATTTGTGTAGCTAAATGCAAAGTTAGATATGTGGTTATCTGCATTCGAGTTGGCACAAATAGGAAGTTTCTTTTGCTCTGCGTAGGACGTAGGTATCTGCATCCATATGACAAAGCTGTAGACGCCACTGTGGTCATGTGGTGGGTTAAACTCGTGCTTCTTCTGAAAGTTTACCCA